TCTTGCTGCGCTTGCAGCAATACCGACAATCTTCACGGTCACATCGCCCGGATACGAGCGTAGAGCAGTATAGATTTCACTACCAGCATAAACATCACCTCCACCAGAATTGATATGAACCTCAATCGGTTCATCACTTTCAGGAAGGACGACATCTTTCGGAGCGGTTGCATCCCACTCAAGCCAATCGTAAAGCCATCTGTCATTATTTGATACAATCGTACCCTTAATCGGAATTACTTTCATCTTCTTTCTTACCTCCTTTCTCTATTTGCTCACCAATTTGATAGTTTTTGGTGATGAGAGGTTTATCCCCCCATGGAACAGCTTCTAACCCGAGCTCAGCGCGAACTTCGTTAATCAACATTGAGCCAGAGGAAATAAGTTTGTCAATGCTCTCAGCAAGTGCAAATTTATCTCTTTGACCTTCTCCTACGATGACAAAGCGGCTTAAATCGTCATATCTTCTTCTTGTTAGCAATGAAAAATTTAAACCATCACTCATCTTCTTAACAAGAGACTGAAAACAATAACTATTGAACATTTTTTGACTATTCTCTAGATTAGCCATGTCACCATGTAGCAAAGCTGTTGGAATACCCAATATATCAGCAACTTCATCATCAAACTGTCTTCTGAGTTTTTTTAATTCTTCAACAGATATATTTGAAGTTCCTGTAGTGTTGGTTAACTCGCTGTATTCCATTCCGTCCTGAGATGGAACAATCGCAATCGTTTTGGTGCTAAATGACTTAAAAAGTCCATCAGCATAGGCTTGAAGTTTTTCTCGCATTTTATCATTGAAACTCCCGTTTGTTCTCGTACTAAGAGTTCCTCTGATTTGATTCGTTCTCGCCAAAGCTTCGACTAAACGAGTATGCAGTTTCTCATAGTCTGAAAATAAATCAGATACATACTCTTGCAATCGATTATTGTTATATTGCAAGAAAATCACTTCACTCATCCTAAACCTTTTTTCAAAAGTATAGCCCCTACAAGATACATACTCAAATACATCGTCATAAACAGCATATTTAGTTCGTGTAAAAGCATCTGCAACAAGCAACTGATCATCATCAGTAAGAAAAATTAGAACTTCGTTCTTAGTAATCAAACGATAAACAACTTTTTGCCAAAATTCAGAAGCTGACTCGTTTTTATTGGGCCTAACATTTAACAAGTAATCCCAATCAGATTTTTTTGTTTTTCCCTTTTCAAGATACTTAAACTCTGACCTAGAAAAAATCCGAGCAACAAACTCAGCAGACTTATCGACAGCCAGACTTTTTAACTGTAGATTCCCAAATATTCGCTCCAGCTCTTCAAATTCAAAGCTAGCAGTTGGTGTTTCACGCTTAAACAAATTCAGCAATCCCAAGGTTCGTCCTCCTTTCTTTTATTTTCTGCCGACCACCCACCCAAAATTTATGCTTTAAAAATCCCAACTATCGAGCATGTCAAGGAATTCCCCAACGTTCGACTCTTGAACTAGCTCCCGCTTGTAGAGAGCAGCTATCAAAGCATGGAAACCATCCGTCTTTCTTCTGACGGGTTCTTTCTTCAAGAAACGCTTATTGCCATCCTTGTCCTCTTTGACGTAGGTATTATCTGTATACCAAATCATAGAGTTGTCCCCCTCAAAGACAAAACGCTCATTTGCAAATCCATCTTCGATGATTGGCGCAACCTTGGATTGAATCGCCCCAGGATTCCGCAAGAACTCATACTCAAAACCAGCCTCTTCCAAAAGCGGTTTTAACAAGTCCATTCTGAAACCATCAGCACAGACTAGCTCGATTTGATACTCTCTACTCCATTCATTCAATTTTTCGACCAGTAAACGAGGGTCAATACTAGGACCGTCCACAATCGTAAACAAGCCTTTATCTGCCCATTCTTGGATAGGGGCTTTTAACTTGAAAGCTTTCAAAAATGCTTTACGAGCAAAGGAATGTTGCTTCCAGATGAACTCATCACCATTCTTAAATAGCAAACCAACACTCGCAAAGTCTCGGATGCTCGCATAGTCAAAACCAGCCACACAAGAACGATCTTTCAAGTCGATACCAGGAGACCGCAAACAAGCAACTAGCTTTTCTCGAGATGTGACATCTTTCTCAAGATCTGCTTCAGGAAGGTTCATCCGTTTAGTCATAAACTCCTGACGGCCAGATGGCTCCAACTCAAGGTCATCATAGTCAGCCTTTGTTCTTGCAAGCAACCTCTTAGCGTAAGGCGTACTTTCATCCAACATTGGATTTGCCTTCGGCCAGTTCTTCATGTCATCCACCTCATCTGCACTGTCAAGCTTGCAGATGAAAGGGAATAGCCTGAAATCATCAACCTCTCCATTCAAGATTTGCATAGACTTCTCTATCAGTTTGTCATAGAATCCCTCACGCACATACCCATTCGTCCCGTTGTAGAAAGTCCGAGCATGAGCGATTTTCCCTAGACCAGACCTTTGAACCTTCACGGCCTTATCATCTTCAAATTGGTGAATCTCATCAAACTCAAGACAACCATCACGAGCAGAGTCCATAGTTTTCGGATTATTCGTCCGAAAAGAAAAGACCGAGTTATTCGCTCGACCTGTAATAGACATTTTAGTCAGATAGAAATGGTCCTCAAGACCTCGCCTTTGAATAGTCTCATAGACCTCCTCAAACGAAACCTTGCCCTGTTTCTCAGAGTTAGCAGTGATAGTCACATCATAATCTCTGATAGGGTAGATAGGACTGATAAAGAACGAGGACCTGGCAGACATGAAACCATTCTTACCACCACCACGAGCAAGTGTGTATAGATACTCATCGAAGTGTGGCTCCCCATCCTCTTTCCGAAAAAGAAAGATAAACGGAGTCAAGAAAAGTTGGTACTTAGCCAGAGGGAAAAAATTCTTTTCCGCAAAACGAATGAACTTGTCAATCAAGTCATTGTCAAAATACAAATCATCACGAGGATAGATTTTCTCCTTGATGATTTTAAACAGCAACTTCCTTTCCTTGTTGACGACAATTTCTCCACTATCGGCCATTCTGATATAGTCATCAACCAACGGATGAGAAATCATAGCAGGTCACTTCCAGACGTAGGTTTCTCAACAGGCGAGTTTTCCACCTCAAAATCAAACGACCGTTCAATCGCCAAAAGCTGATTACTTGTTGTGTTGATTTCCTTGATGAGAGAATTCGCTTTTTGGAATCTTTGTTGCCCATTATGAACAGTGATGACCAATCCGTCTTCATGAAGTTTAGCTTTCAGCTCGTACAGCAATCTGACAAGATAAAGATATCGATTCACTTTTTCGTACTGAATCGCATCCTTTTTTCTAGGACTAAAGTAGCCTATTTTAGAAAGTAGCTGATTTTCTAATTCTTTTATATTTTTTTCTGAGTATTCTTCCAATACCCCCCACCCCCTTTAATTTTTTGTTAAAAATTTGGACAGTCGAGTGCAGACCGCTGATCGACATCTTTGAAAATTTCCGATTTTTTTGACCGGGGGGTGTTTAAGGTTTGTTCAACTACCCCCACCATTCATCTTTTCGGAAATTTCTGTCATTCTTGTCAAAACGATCATGTCTCTTATTATGGCATGCTTTGCACAGTGTTCGTAGATTATTGATATCAAGAGCAAACTCTGGATAGAACTCTAGCTCCTTAATATGGTCAACCTCTAGATTCTCTCTCGTAACTTTGCCTTCGTCTTTGCACCAAACACATTCATTATGATCACGTTCAAGTACTAACTTACGAAGCGATCTCCATTCACTGGAATTGTAAAACTGGTTGCGTTCTTCTCGAGTTGAAACTTCAATCATTTGATTATTGATGTTGATACTTTAAGCTCAAATTTATTTAGCTTGTCAATACAATTGTTCAAGTGTTCGATTGCTTCACAACATTCTTGAGTTAACTCTTTTAATTCTGAGCGATTTTCAATTTCGACTCCAACTACAATTTTTCCTAATGGTTTTTGTTTAGTGGTTCTTTTATTAAAAAGTCTTTTAATAATATCTTTCATAACTGTTCAATCTCCTTTGTTAATTACATCTTTCGTCGATAATTCTCTTAAAGCTACTTATTTTAAATTGCTGTTACTCTATAATTTTTACCGTTCAACTAGACATATCTTATATTCTGTCTAATTCACACAGTTGCCTAAAAGCCTGACGTAATGAGGATATACAGTAATTCCCTAAATGAATTAGCGTTTGGCTCGTTGTGTCTAATTGATTACCTACAATCCAAAATTTGACATCGCTTTGTCCTGCTGGTCTTGACGAATACCTATATATCTCAAGGTAATAGCTGGTGATGAATGATTAAATAAACTCATCAGCATTGCTATATCTTTTGTCTTTTTATAATAATGGTATCCAAATGTCTTCCTCATTGAATGAGTTCCTATATTTTCAATACCACATTCAGATGCAGCAACTTTTAAAATCCAATCCACAGTCCTACGATCAAGTGGTTTATTTTTTCCGACTCTACTTTGAAATAAAAAATGATGATGAGGTTTATTTTGTATATACTCTCTAACCTCACGTTTGAGAGTTTTAGTCATTTTAATCTTTTTCTTCTTCCCAGTCTTTTGTTCTTTCAGTTTGATATACCAACCTTGAACATCCTTTACTCGAATTTTTAAAATGTCACCAACTCGCAAACCTGAATTGATACCAAAAAGAAATAAAATATAATTACGCTCATTCCATTCTCTTAGATAATCTTTCATAGCCTGTATATCATCTTTATCCCTGATTGGGTCTACAATATTCAAAACGTGTATCACCACCTTTCAGATAATCAAAAAAGCCACTGGTCGTGGCATTGAATATGACAGTAGCTGGAATTGAACCAGCTGGTCTAGCAGTAAAACGTACGCTTGGTAAAAGTTTCAAGGAGACCCAAACAACCTGCTAACCTGTCCTTA